CGCCAGCTTTGGGGAAACTCAATGCCGACTTCAACTTGTTCAGAGCGTTGATAGCCGCATTGACACCAGTTTCGAACTTACTGGATTCGAAACTCATCGATACAACTTTGTCATCAACACTTGCCATTAGACTTTGGTCACCTCCTTCCACGCTTCGGCCGCTATTCTGTCAAATATAGGTCTTATCGCGGGCATAATATAATCTCGCCCTTGAACATACCCACCAGTCCCTGTCCCATGCCCATATTGGATAAGGATTGCGATAGGTCTGCCTTCATTGACATTACGATTATGCCAACGAATAGAGTAATATCCTCTACGCTGAACAATTTCGTAATACCAAGATTCTGCTGTCAACCCGGTTCTTGTGGGAGTCGCGTTAGATAATGCGTTCACGCCCAATGTCCCATATTTGCTCAAAGTAGCGTACAAATTATCTTTACTGAGATGTTCCAAATATCTCTCTGTGTTCTTGAACGAGCCTTTCTGTGTAATCTCAATAGGCATGTTATTGAGCGGTAAGACGAACGATTACAATTCCAGGATCACCTTTAGTCCGTGAGCCCTTAGAGGATCCATAAATATAGGGAAGACCTGTCAGTGGAGCTGCTTTGGCACCACTTGCACCTCCCGGAATGATATTTTGTGAACCGCTTTCAGGATCGTTGTCTGGGGCATCGCCTGGACCATATACTGATGTATCTCCAGGATTATACGATCCCCGCCCACCCGATGTAGCTGCGTTACACGTAATTCCGCCGGAGCCATATTTGCCAACCCCTCCAGCGCCTCCCCCTCCGCCAAGCCCAACAGATCCATTCCAACCACCATCGCCCCCACTTGTACCTGCAACTCCTGGACCAGTTGCTGATGGGGTACCAGCCATTCCCCCAAGCGCTCCTCCACCAGCATTCTGGCGACCACCTACGCCGCCATCTCCGCCATTGGCCGATGTGGTAACTGTCAAAGAGTTCGATTGAACTTTCTTTCCACCCTTACCGCCTGATGCTTGACAGGTAGTATCATTGAACGATGAATATCCCCCATCACCACCGTCAGTGATAAGTCCAACATTGGAAATATCTTCAGTACCTAAACTACCACCAGCCCCAACAACAATAGGCACAACTGCCGGGAGAGCAGATAACAGACCTAGAACTCGCTGAAGTCCTCCGCCACCACCTGCTCCACCATAACTTCGAATTTGCGTACCGGTATTCGCCGTATCAATACCGCCACCCATTCCTCCGCCACCACCAATACAAATTACATCAAAATTTGTATAATCCAACTTTGTGTACTTTGTGATGTCGAGACTCTGATTGGCGTTGAACGTTATGATCAATGGCCCTGGAAGACTTAATGTTCCAGCGAGTTCAAATCTCATTATGTTCCTACATCAACCGCCGTTAAAGCCTGTACCGTAGCGAGAACATCATCATCCGTGATTACTGCTTCATCTTTACCCGGTTCGTACTCTGGATCATCTGGGTGCGAAGCAAGAGAAGAAGACCACTTTTCACCCCAAGATGGAGAAGCGGCCCAAAGATACTTGTTTTGCTCAACCCAATTAATTGCCGCCAACGTATGCGGTTTGGTATAGAAATCGTTTTCAATAATAGGCGCGTTACCCAAATGTGCTTGTTGAGTTGCACAAGCTTTTAAACGTTCATTCATATATTGATCATTGGCAATCGCTGAAATTGCCAAATATGAATCAGCCACTATTATTCACCTCTTTCGCTAAACGCCGATTGCAGCCCAATAAAGAACTCCCGAAGTTGCAACAACTATAGTTGCCTGAGATGGGGTAAGACCCACGAGTCTACAACCAGGATCCGCATTCCAAGCACAATTCGGTGAAAAAAGAACTATAGGATTTTGAGTAAAAGGAGTGGTAAAATTAATATACGTGTTTGTTGCGCCAACAGATGCTACTGAACCATAATCAATTTTCACATTTTTAGGAAACTTACCTAATTTAGCTTCAAATGTTCCTACTGCATCTCTACTTACTGATCTCATCATGCCACCGCCAAATCTACTTGATGCTGAGAATCAAGAGTATCAAATGTTGCATAAACACTTGCCGCATCCATTCCTTCAATATGATCGCCAACATTCTTTGGCGACGGCGAAAGAGCTTGCGCGCCTTTGGCATAAAGCGCATGAACTTGATCGGCAGTGAGAGCGTAATCACAGATAAATGCACTATCGATTTGACCCGTATATACCTGCGCAGATGCATCTGAAGCAGTACCAATACGAAAATGATTAGCTCCGCCTAGCACAATGGCATTCAAAACTGCTGAATTAATTACTATCTTACCGTCAAGATACAGTTTACGTTTAAGCCCATCTGCAGAAGTATTATCTTCAACAGCTATTGCCAGATGCCACACCCCATCAGCAACAAGCGGACCGGTTATTGCATCACCAGCACTACTAAAGAAAATTGTGCCAGTGGATACACCAATACGTGCGTCGCCAACTCCAAGCGCGGACCCCCAGGCTATCATTGTGCCAGCGCCTGTAAGTAAATTCGTTTTGAACCAACAACCATGAGAACGAGGCGCAACTCCAGCAGGCAAACCGGCATCAGTAGCAGGTAATGATTGTGACCCATTGAAATTAAACGCGTTTCCCATACTACCATCTACGCCCGCTACACTTACAGTACCACCAGGATTAGTTAATAGAACATTATTAGATCCCTGATCACCAAGCGAACCCGCTGAGAAGTTATACAATCTTAGAGGTTGTGTTGGGAAATCAGTAACAGCAAACGCTGCGCCCTTTTTCCGACGACGAACATTCAATACGACTCGTGCTGGAACAGCGCCAAGCGTATGAGCAATTTTCACGCAATATAAACTACGAACTTGATCTTCCGAAAGAACATCGGCAGTAACAAATGCTTCATCAATGCGACCGAAAAAAGGAAATCCTGCAGCAGTTGAACTATCTGCACCCAAACCACCTATATTTACTGGAGCTGAAATCGATTGAAATGGTATAGAGGATACTGATGCTTCATTTATTCCATCCACATAAATACGCATTTGAGTACCATCATTTGTAAACACGCAAAAATGCCAACGATCATCGGCAATATCAGTAATACCTATTGGTTGGATATTAGTACTACCATCGCCAGTACCCAAAGCAATAAATTGATTCCCAGCATCCACACGAAGAGACCAAATAAGTACAGGAAGAGAAGCAGCAGAACCGAATTTAGTAAAGAAATATTGACTTGTACCTCGTTTAGCAGTTCGCACCCAAGCACCAGCAGATCCAGTTTTAATTCGAAATGGATCATTCGCACCCGTATCTGAAATATAAAGTGCTTGTCCTGAATTACCAACAAATTGTGCCGCACTATTAGCAACGCCATTGATCCCACTAGCAAATGGCACAGCACCTTTATTACTAAGAGCGCGTCCATTACCACTAGCATCAGACAAATCAGAAAGATTCCACAAACCGAGAGGCGCATTCAAACCAATGTTGGCAAAATCCGCCGGAGACAATTGCCGACCCGCACGAATCTGACTGGAAAGACCAACATCGAGAATTCCTGCGGCACTAAGCACTGGAAGCATAGATCCAATTGGACCTTGTGGCCCGGGTGGGCCCGTCACTTTACCCGCATTAATCTGCGATCCATCGTGCTTGGTGAGAATTAGATTACCGCTGCCATCTACATCACCATCGACAACTGAGGCGGCTTCAATTGCCAGCATACGATCTGCGGTAAGACCTGTAACTGTAGTCATGTCACCTCCTCAGTCGGCTGGTTTTGTATCAGAGATCTGATATGTACTGGAATCAAGATATGTAGCGTTCGCGTCATCAATTTGGAATGCGGTAGTATCAGTCATAGTAATATAAGTATTGGATTCATCGATAGCAGACCAGGTACCATCGCCATGATCGACAATGATAAGCGAGCCAAGATATCCGAAGAGTGCGGCGATTTCAATGATTGAAGGTAGAGATGGCGCACTATCCGCTGTTCCATACAGAATATCTTCCAATGACTTGAGAAGATCTGGAGGAGTATCAGCTGAGTCAATGGAAATATGAACAGTCGGCCTGAAATTACTGATAGCAGGCGGAGTTCCAGTCAAAACCCAAGAAAACTCAACTGGTTGATTTGCCGCACCGGTGAGAGTGCCAATTGCATACGTATCAGGATTAGCGATCAGATTGTAAAGGAGATGGATTTTATAACCATAATCCAAACCTTCTAAATCATTACCCACACCAGTTCGATACGAAAGATTGAAACTCTTCGATGGCTGATCGTAATAAATCAAACCTGGAGTAACAGTAGCAACCCCATTGACTTCATCAAACTCATCCGGATAGGTAAATGCTTTGAGTTTGCCCGTAAAGTCCCCCGGAGCCAAACTATCCAAATACTTTACTCCGTCTAGATAATAAGATGTCAGTGTAGAAACATCTGTATCTTCTACAGAAGTAAGACCATTCCAAACCACAGCAGTGCCATCATGAAGATAGAGAACTCCACGATCAACACCAGTTTGATAAATTCGTTCACCACTCTTGTCCCAAGTAAGGGCTGTCATGTCACCCCCTTTCTATCCAGTCGTGTTAAACTGGGCTCTACGTTGAGCATTGAGTTCTCTATTCTGAGCAGCAATCTGTGACCGACTCATTTTCTGTGGCTTTTCCTGCTTGATACTGCACACTCGAATCAAAGTAAACAAGCGATTGAGATGCCATCTCTCACATTCAAATGGAATGTTGAAAGCAATCATCCAATAGTAGATAACTTCCGAAGTAATGATCTCTCTACTCTTCGAAGGACCTCGCACATCATGAAACCAGGTGGCAGTCATCTTTGCATCGATGTAATCGTTGATCGCTTTTACATTTGCTTCAGAGAGTTTCTGGAAAATTTCCTCTGGAACTT